TTCTTCCGGCGGCTTTGGCTTATAGTCGCGCCGGGTCTGATCTTCATGTACGAATGCCACCCCACCGCCCACAAGCTCCGCTGCCATTTCCTCGGTAACATCCGGCTGGTCTCCGGGTTTCCACTTAAAAAATGGCTTTATTATTTCAACGATCATCTGTTTTGCCTGAATTGATACTCCTGCTCAACTATAAAAATGTGTTTGTCCAGGTGCATCGAGCCGCTGCTTTGCCCGTTGAACTTGCAGCTTTGAACATTTACCCCGTCATAGGTGCCCGACATCCGGTCAAGCGCGGTGCGCACCTTTTCGGCAAGGTCAATCGCAACGGCGTAGCTATCTGCATAGATCATCAATCCAACACTTACAATGTCTAAAGGCGATACACCGTCTTTTATATCCGTCGGTGCTGTGTCTGCTACGCTATACACGATAAACGGATACGTTGCATCCTGCGTTGCCATATCCGGGTAAATGCGCGTGCTGGTGATGGCCGTTACCGCCGTCGTTGCGCTTAGCTTGCCGTATATTGCTTTTCCAATCATGGCTTTACGGCTTTTGCGCTCAGCACATTGTATTGTCGGCAGTTGCTTTCGCTTATTGCTTCAATGTCGTAGTAACGCGAATCGTGCAGGATGCGGCTAATTTCGTTTACATCCGTTCTTTTTCGGATGGTGAAATTTACATAGCTAATTGCCGTTTCCTGCCCGGCCTCCTCGGTCTCTTTGCTTTTGTTTAGCCTGTATTCGATATTTGCCCAAACGCTTGCAAGATTAGACCATGATTCGACCCTTTCGCCGAATGTGTTGGTCGTCTCGGTCTTGTTTTGCAGAGTGATATACTCCTGCATCCTGCCGATGCGCTCAGTGCCTTTGTATTTGCTCTTTAGCTCCATACAAATATCCTGTATCCTGCTGCTTGTAAAATGTATTCTGCCGCCGTTGGCATTTTCTTTACATAGTCCGTGCGGTTGTCGTACATATCCGCAATAGTTAGTAGCATCGCCGTTTTTATGGCCGCCGGTACCGCGCTTGAATTGTCATAGCCTGCTGTATAGATTGCCGAAGCATTGCCCGGCGTGTTCTGCGTATCCGGCCAGGTCTGATCATATTTGCGGATAATGCGCGGGGGCATGGTTACCGTATCAACCCGGTAAATCCCCGATGCTATAACTTGCACCGCGCCCGCGCTATCCAGGTAATGCAGCCCGGAGACTTCGCGCAGCGGGCTGATGCGAAGATTTAGCGTGCCGCCCTGCGGTAGCCCATCGAAGACTTCCAACACGGTTTGCGGTAAAAGGGCCAGCGCACAATGATTTTCCACCCACTGCCGCGCGGCGGTGATAAGCGTGTCAATAAGTGCGTCATCAGACGTACTATCAACCTTTAGATAATTTTTTACCTCCGACCTTGTCAGCGGCTCCGTTGTGGGTGCCGTTGTTACCTTGTACGCCACGTTTTATCTTGTTTTGTGTTGCCTGTGCCTTTTCGTATCCGATTGCAGGCTCGGCAATGCCTGCCTGAATCAATCGCTGCGCTTCTTCCGGGCTGGTCTGGTAAACCGTGCCGGCGGGCATGGAAAAACCCACGCCCGCCAGAGGTTTTATCAATCGGATGCTTATCATGCCTGCAAAAGGACTTTAATCGCACCCACCGGAATAAGTTTGCCATCATAACGGCTAAATCCGTAGAAGCCCACGCTGAAATTATCCAGAAAGAGTTCATCGGTACGGATAAATACAGGGTTAAGCACCTCGCGAATCAGATAATAAGACCAATTGCCAAAGGCCACCGTCTTTTTTGCCGTTGCGATGCTTTCCATAGACTGATTGATCACGTATGGGAATCCCCAAATCGTAGAAGGCTCGCCATCGCGCACCGAAGGCACCCATAGCGGCGTTGAATCTGAGCTACCAAGTTGCAGCTTTTTGATTGCGGCAAGGGTGCTGTCATTCATCATAAACGCGACATTCGGGCCAACCCGGTACGCTGGGTCAACGCTGTGGATAAGGTCGAGCAGTTCGGCGGCGGTGATTGCCGTTGCGCTCGCCGTAGTCTTGCCTGTCGGTGCGCCGTTGCTTGCTGCCAGGATGCCCGTCGGCTTTGCGCTGCCGTTGCCTGTCGTGAAATCGGTGTTGATGGCGCGCCCGAGGCGGATAGCCATCATCTGATTGATTTCTCCGGCTGCGTTAACCGCCTCATCCTGCAACCATTCGCGGGATACGATGATCTTGGTGCGGTAGGTGTATGCAGAAAGCTGAATACGTGATATGCTAAAATCCTGCGTAGTTGTCGCGGATGCTTCCGCCGTCAGCAGCGCACTTGTTGCGGTGTCGTCAACATAGGGCTGATTCCAAATGCCCCCGCCGGAGGTGCGCACAATGCGGGCAGCGTTGTACATCCCGCCGTACTGCTTTAGCGTCATCACAAAATCCGGGGAAAGTTCGGTCGGCACCACATAGCCGCCATAAATTGCCCCGGTCGTCTCCGTGGTGATGGTGCTTGTGCCCCGCTGCTCGCCCGCTGCCAGGGCTGCCAGGCTTGCCTGATCCATGTACTTTTCCCCGCGCCGGATGTACTTATCAAAGGCTTCGCGGTAGCCAATGGCGGGCATTGCCTGTGGCTCGCTGATGCTAATGCCGTTGGCAAAGTTTGCACCTTCCATACCGGAGATAATGCTGCGCGCTTCGATGGCGCGGGAAAGTTCCTCCTGGTCGCCGTGCATACGCAGAAAAGTCGCGTTTTCCTCTCCATTAAGGTCGCGGCCTTCCGATTTTGCACGATTCACCAGGTCTTTCATTTGCTCACGAATATTCATATAGTCGTGCCGCAATTCCTGAACTGATTTCATGTTTTGAAATTTTTAAATTAACAAATCCTCTGCCGCGTCACGGAGAGGTGTATTTTCTGGCTTTTGTGCTACTTCCTGCCATGCCTCCAGGCTGCGAAGTGCAACACTGGTTTCCTGGTATGCGGGAAATGTGACGGGGCTAACATCAAAAAGCCTTTTGATTCTTTTAATTTTGCGCTTCGGCTTCATACCAGCGCGCTCCTCCCAGTCTTCTTTGTCTATGGTAAAGCCAAAGGAGCTTTGGGTAATGTCACCGCGCCGCAAAAGTTCCCGAAGATCGCGCCCGGCGCTTGTGTCGGGAATCGTGAACTCATAGCGCAGACCGCGCTCATCTATGCGCAGGGATAACGTGCCGGATGCGGTGCGGGCAAGTAGCATATTGGGATCATGATTAAACAAGGCGCGCACGTCGGACATATCCGCGCCGTCAAATGCGCCCGCTTCTATCACTTCCTCAAATCCGCCTATATCGGTCGTGCTGTTAAATAAGGCCGCGTATCCAACGGCCTTGCCTTCTTCTTCCTCCATCGGTGCGTGAATGCTCCTTAACTCGCGATTATCTTCCATATCTTTTACTTTTTGTTCAGCCCAGCGAAGCATTGCATCCCCACCCCAAGCATCGTACATAATTGACCCGCATACTTCATTACCTTCTTCGTCAAAATATTGCCCGGTATCGTACACCTTTGCCCGGCTTAAAAATGAATACGTGCGCACCGTGGTCTCGTGGCTGATGGTTTCCCGGTTTGCCAACTGGTTTGCGCGCGTCCATCCCACCGCCGTGCCGCAGTTGCTGCCGTTTTCGTCGCGGTGGCGCAGTGCCCGGCGCGCGTTGTTGCTCGCTGCTTCGGGATAGTCGTTATACGGCATCGGCTTCGCGTTGTTGTATTTCAAATAAATCTAACTGCCTCTGCCCGGCGGCCTCCGCCGTCGGCTGCGTTGGATCAACCATGTTCATTGGCACATAGTAGGCCTGGCCGCTGCCGTCTTTAATCGGATTATACCCCTCCTTTAGCCGCACTTCATCGCGGTTTAAAATACCCCACTTCATCATACTTTCAAGCCACTTGGAGCGGCTATCCAGGTCGGACATTGCAAGGTCGTCAACGTCAAAGAAGACCTGAAATACGCCTTGCTCATCCGCCGGGAATAGCTTAGTGTTTAGTTCGGCTTCAATGCGCTTGCACCAGGGCCGGATCGTGTGCTGTCGGAAAAGCAGGCTAAGGTGTTCGATGTTGCTAAAGGTTGCCCGATCCAGGTCTTCCAAAAGGAACTGAGGCACGCCGAAAATCCGAGCTATATCTGATATGGTAAGTTTCTTTGTATCCGCTGCGCCCGCCTGCTGAGGGCTAAGTCCGATTTGCTGATATTCCATGCCTTCCTCCACAATCGCCACTTTACCGGAGTTGCCGCTGCCTGCATAGGTGCCCTGCCAGCTTTCCCGGAGCCGCTTGACCGCATCCGGGGTAAGGCGGCCCGGATGCTTTAGCACGCCGGAGATTGTCGCGCCGTCGCTAAAGAATTTGACAAGATATTGCTGATTAGCTAAGGCTAAGCCAAAGTTATCGGCTAAGAATTTTATTACGTTTAGCCCGGTTATACCGTTCCAGGATATGCCGTTGATGTGAATGATATTTCCCGCCCGGATTTCCCGGATGGTCGGCTGCATTACCCCGGCGGTCGGATCGGAGATTTGTTCGATGTATTCGTACACGATTGCCCCGCTCTTGGTCTTCACCGTCACGCGGTCGGGTGCCAAGATGGTGTAATTCTTCGGGTATCCCGTGACGCGCTCCCGGTTGATTTCTGCGTATCCGTTGCCGTATAGCAAGGCATGGGTCACCAGGGTCTGAAAGAAATTGTACTTTGTATAAAGGGGCGAAGGTTGGAAGGCCATTTGCCGCTGTATCGGATGGCGCAGCGCAATGTCTTTGCCGCCGTCGGTGCGCATTTGCACCACGTTTACCGGGAGGGAGGCAATGGAATCGCTGATAATGTTAACCGCGCGCCATACGGTAGATAAAGACAAGACGGTGTCGGCGCTTACAGGCTGCTTTGTGTTTGTGGGCACGGCGGTGATGCGGCTAAGGAGCAGTTCATCCACCGCATTGCCTTGCAGCATACGTTTTTCCTGGCTTTCGGCGCTCAGTGCGGTTTGAAATCCTAAAAACTGCTTTATGCCATCAAAAAAGCCCATTTGCACGATTTGAATACAAAAATCCTGCAATTAGCCGCTGTATTTTGCAAAGTTTGTTTGCATAAAATAAAAAACCGGATACCCGTTGCAGGCACCCGGCGAAAAAACGGAAAGTATGTTTAACGGATCACTTACGGATATGGTGCGGGCACGCAGCCCGGAATGATTCATAACTCTTGTACCTTTCCGGCAGTCGGTACTCCTGCCGTTCATTTTCCAAGGCTTCCCACGCCTCGCGGTGATTCATTGCGCTTGCCTGTACAAAGTGCCAGAAACGATCTGCATATCCTTCCGGGTATAAGGTATCCAGGACAACTAAAGGAATACTGATTTGATCCATGGTCTTTAATTAAAACTAAAGCATAAATAAATCTCTATCGTTATAAACCGATGCGCCGTTTTTTGCAAGCCAATTTAAGTAGCCAGCAAAGCACATGGCCAATACAACAAGGCCATCTATTTTTTCGCGGCTTTTGTCTTTGTCAAATTTACATAACCCGTTGAAGTACTTGATTGCAACGTTTCCCACCATCCACCTTAACACTTCATCGCCACCGTGCGCCAGGCGTTGCGTTGAAATTAGCTCCTCGATCATGCGTATAGGCTCGTTGAAATTTGTAACGGTTTGCCGAAAAGGGATAAGACGCGCGCCGTGGTCGGTCAACTCAGTTGCCAGTTTTGTAGATTGCCAGGGATCGTAATAGATGCTTTCAATATCGTGTTTCTCCCCGGCCTGCAATACCTTTTCCAGGACTGCATTCTGATCTGTGATGTTGCCCTCGGTAAATTCAACCAGCCCGGCCTTTTGCCAGTCCAGGTAGGGCACGCGGTCGCGCCGGACGCGCTGCTCGGCATTGTCGCCCGGTATAAAATACGAACACTTAAAAACAAAGTCTCCGGTATCATCATCCGGGGGGAAGAGTAAACCGAAGGCCGTTAAATCTCGGTTGCTTGATAAGTCAAAGGCGGCAAAGCAGCGGCGGCCTTGCAAATCGCTTTCCTTTGTAGTCTTTGCGCACGTCATCCAAATGTGATCCTGTATCCAGGTCTTCGCTGAGCGCACCCAAATGTTCAGGTTCTTTGTCTTAAAATTTACTTCACTGCTTTGCCCCTCGTTCATAGCGCGCTGAAAGGCTATGTCCATCGCCTCCCGGGTCGGGGTAACGCCCAGGGATGGATTAGCTTTTTGCCAGTTGTTTACGTCCTGCCAGTCGTCGGTTTCGTCCTGGGTGAAAATCATCCCGAAAGTGCTATCGTCTTCGCTCCTACCTTCCACGATGTCGGCAACAACTTTGCGGTATTGATAGCAGACCCCGTTGATGTTAAACCCAGCTGTGGTGATGATGAAAAGCAGCGGCTGCGCCCTGTTGACCATCCCCGACTCCAGGTTTCGAAGCACACTGTCGTCTATGCTTTCGTGGAATTCGTCAATGATGGCGGCGTTGGGGCGCAGGCCGTCCAGCGTCTTGGAATCCGAGGCGATGGGGATAAACTTGCTGTTGGTCTCGCGGCGGAAAATCTTGGAGTTATTAAAGCTATCGTGAAGTTCTACCATCTTATCAAAAACCGGGCTATCTCTTTTCAGAAACCGCACCATTGCCGCCGCGCTTCCCCAACAAATCTTTGCCTGCTCCAACTTATTTGCCGCGCTGTACACCTCAGCGCCGTATTCGCCGTCAAAGAAGGCCATGATCAGGCCAACGGCGGCGGCTAATTCTGTCTTCCCGTTTTTCTTTGCAACCTCGATGTAAACTTTCCTAATTACCCGCCGCTTGTTAGATTTATAACGCCAACCGAAAATTTGCCCGATTATCCATGCCTGCCAAGGCAGCAGGGCGAAGGGGCGGCCCCCGTATTCGCCGGACGTGTGTTTGAAAAGCGAAAACAAGCTAAATACCCGCTTTACCTCATCCTCGTCAAAATAGCGGTCTTTCTTTTTGTGCCAGGCCTGCATCCTTTGCACCGAAGCCCGGGCGAGGGGGCCGGATGGAAATTTATCTTGCAATACATCGGTAGCGTATTGCGTGTAGATCATCGCGGAGTCATCAGATCGGTCAGCGGATCGCCTTTTTGCTCGCCGGGGGTGATGTCCTGCCGGGTGACTTTCGGTATTACAAACTCCGCTAATTTGAGCCATAACGTTATTTTCTCTTTTGCTTCAAGTTCTGTGAAAGATGCTGCGACTTCATCAAAGCTAAGTTCTAAGAAGTCTTTGATGCGCTCGCGGATTTCAATGGTCATCTTATTTTTTGCGCCTTTTGGGCGGCCTGCTTGTGCCATGTGCCTTGCTTTTGTGCCCCGGCAGGGGCGGGTCTTGGAAAATTTGCCGTGTGTGTTAGAGGGGT